ATGCTCACCATTAAGCAGATTGACGCAGCAAAGCCCAAGGATAAGCCGTACAGGATTGCAGACGGCAACGGCCTTTATCTCTACATCCCGGCGTCAGGGAAGAAGGTCTGGCAGCTCCGGTATCAGTTCGAAGGGAAAGAAAAAATACACACGGTGGGCAAGTATCCGGAGATCGGCCCTGCCGATGCCAGGAACATGGCTTTTGAGGTAAAGCGTGATTTGGCTATTGGGCTTAACCCGGCGACAAAGAAACGGCAGCAAGAAAAGGCGCCTGACACTTTTGCCTCTATATATGAGGAGTGGTACAAGCACAAGCGACCTGTCTGGTCAGAGGGGTATGCAGTAGAGCTTCAGCGGATGTTCGAAGCCGACATACTCCCTTATATAGGGAAGATGGCGATGGATGAGATTGAACCGATGACACTTTTAAAGGTGCTCAGAAGGTTCGAAGATCGCGGGGCAATGGAGCGGGCTAACAAGGCGCGTCGTCGGTGCGGTGAGGTTTTCCGGTATGCGGTTGTTACTGGCCGGGCAAAATACAACCCTGCGCCTGACTTAGCTGATGCCATGAGAGGCTATCGGAAACAGAATTTCCCTTTCCTTCCGGCTGACCAGATTCCGGCTTTTAACCAGGCACTGGCCGGTTACTCTGGAAGCATCATTTCAAAGGTCGCTACACAGGTTCTGCAATACACCGCTATGCGTACGAAGGAACTCAGGAGTATGCAATGGGTAAACGTCGATTTTGAGAACAGGGTTATCAATATTGACGCTGAGATGATGAAAAAGAAGCGCACTCATGTTGTGCCCATGTCTCAACAGGTTTATGACTTACTGCAGATGTTGAAGCCAGTAACGTCCGTGTCACCATACGTTTTCGCCGGCAGAAACGATAAAAGCAAGTCGATAAGCGAGAACGCCGTACTGCTTGTCATTCGTCAGATTGGATATGAAGGCCTGGCAAGCGGTCACGGCTTCCGGCATCAGTTCAGCACAATCCTCAACGAGCATGGGTGGTCATCAGATGCCATCGAGCGACAGCTGGCGCACGTAGACAAAAACAATATTCGCGGCGTCTACAATCATGCGCAGTACATGGATACGCGACGCGAGATGATGCAATGGTGGGCCGACTACATAGATGGAAAGGTTAGCTGAGGATTAGCCATCAGTGGATCTGCAGCTGTGAGATTACTCTATATTAGAAGCGGGGCCTTATAATCTTCTCCGCAAAATCATAACATTCGTTCGCACACAGCAGCACAAACAACCAGAAAGTAACACACCTTCATGATTGCCCGCTTTAAGCGGGCTTTTTCATGCCTGCGGCCTGTTGGACATTTATACTGTACTGCCCCGGGTGACACTCAGCATCCCATTCATATCGTCGGCCGGTCCGGTTCTTCATCGTCGAGAATCGTCGCCGTCACTTTACCCAGCACGATGATCCTCTCCATCACATCGCCTTCCAGCGTTTCACCGTCTGGCGTAATCAGCCCGGAAGAAAACAAAATCCCGATCATCGGATAGCCATCGTACTGAAACGCCACCTCGTCACCAGGCTTTGCCCGTTCCGCGCCGTCAACGATGACAAAGCCATCTTGCGTTTCGATGCGGAAGCTGCTCGATGTGAAAGGCGTATAGTCCGGTTCCGCCTGGTGCATGCCATACGTCTTAAATGAGGCTGTCACATCACGTACCCCATGTTGCGTAGCGCCCACGTCTTGTTTTCCTTCACAGCGTCTATCTCAAGGAAATTCGACTGGTAGCGCAGGATATACTCGTTGCACTGCTCCAGCGTCCAGATGTGGTTGTACTTTGCCAGTGCCAGGCGGAACTCGTTCGTTGTCACTATCCGTCGGCTGCGACTGTCCAGTTTGATAGCATCCCGAAATGCCCAGCCTACTTCGTACCCGCGAGCCATGATTTCACCCTCCATAAAATTACTGTATATAAACACAGTAATATCGGGCGAGATTTTTGGCAAGCCGCTGCGTTTGGGGATTTTGTAAGGAACATGATGCGGAAGGGATTTTTTCGGAAGGGATCGCCGAGAGTGGCTAAACTGTAATCACCCACCCCGCAGCCCACTCAGATCGGCGCGGTCTATTTCTGCTCCGTCGCTGGGGCTTTTTTAGGTCCGCGTTTCTTTAACCGAGCTTTTCACTCTGTTAAGATTTAGTAAGCAAACACAAGGGATTGAAATGGGAACTTACAGGCTTATTCTGGCTATTTTGGTTGTGACATCGCATGGCGGCTTAAGGATTCTTGGATATAATCAAGGGGCTGCTGCAGTAGTTTCATTTTTCATTATTAGCGGATACGTCACCAGCATTCTGATAGAGAAGTACTACAATAGCCCAAAGAAAATACTCCTATTTTATACAGATAGGTGTTTACGGCTATTCCCCCAGTTTATTTTTTATTTGTTAATCACAGTCGTAGTAATGCTCTACAGAGACAACACCCTGATCATATCTAACCCCTGGCTGATGATAAGCAACTTTCTTATGCTTCCACTTAACTTTTTTGCTTATTATCACAATGAGTGGATTGCCATCCCGCAGTCCTGGTCTTTAGGTCTGGAACTTCAATTCTACTTGCTTGCGCCGTTATTAATTCTATTGAGAAAACAGGCTGCTGCGCATATTGCATCCATGGTAGTCTTTACCATTGCTTTCAGTTTAGTAATTCAAAATGATTACAATGGATACAGAATGATATGGGGAACTCTTCTGTTCTTTATGTCTGGTATTTTCATTAGAACCAGCGGCGGCAGAAAGACATTATTGCTTACCTATGCATACTTTGCTGCTCTCCTGATCCTGTCATATGTGTTCGACTCAGGGCCAATGCTGGGTAACAGGAACCTTATCTTTGGTTATCTGATTGGCCTTCCGGTCGTATATCTGTTAACCCGCATCGATTACCACAAGTATGATGCCATCCTTGGCGACATTTCTTACGGGGTTTACTTAAATCATTTTTTGATATTCTTTGCTTTTTCCGGATTAGGCGTAGACTATAAAACACCTGGAGCCTTAGTGTTGTGCGTTCTGGCATCAATGATTTGCGGCTATGCTTCTTCAATGATTATTGAAAAGCCAGTGGTGAAAGCAAGGCATCTACTACGGAAGAGATTGAATCTTATTAATTAAATGCAGAGACTGGCTTTTCTGGCCAGTCTACATCAATTTCAGTATCAGTATTTATCCTGCTGAGCAGAACAAGATACTTTTTCCATGAGGTTAGAAGAGCTGATTCATCTGGCGTTGCCATTTCGAGATCAACGGCATATTGTAAAACCGCAATGTTACTTTCAGCAGATATCCGCAACTCCTGCTTTCTGTTGTCATTAATTGACTTGTAATCAATCTGTGGCTGTGAGAATTTCTTGGAGTTATATTTCCAGCCATATTCAGGTGAAGGCTCAACATTAGTTATATCAACCCATATAAGATCAGGATGAAACAACTGGGTTATATCTTGCTCTGTCTCAAATATTTCAGCCACACTTCCATTGTCAATTCTTGCATACTTAGCCATTACATGTACTCCTCGATAACAACTACTCCAGAAACGCCCGCCCGGCTAACAGCTGATGATGCAGATGCGTTTCCGCCGCCTCCGCCTCCAAAAGCGCCTGCTGATGGAAATGCTGTGCCTGATCCATTCGCCGAACGATAACCCCCACCCCAAAAAGATGCCCCGCCATCACCTGACCCGCCAGAAAATCCAGAGCCCGGACCGTCACTACCGTATCCTCCATTCAAATTTATGTCCCCGCCTGAGCCTACACCTCCAGCGCCGCCAATCCCGGAAACGCCAGGTGCTCCTCCTGTTGCAGACACAATGGTTGAAAATGAGGAGGACCCACCTGTAGTCGAGGTGCCCACACCTACCGTTATTGCATAGCTCGCAAGCGTAATAGGAAGAAGTTTTATCGCAGTACCGCCAGCGCCTCCGCCTGCACCCCTGGCCGCATTAAGAACAAACTCACCGGAGCCGCCTGCTGCTGTAACGAATACTTTGATCTTGGTTGTGCCGGGCGACGGGGTGTATGTTCCTGACGACGTGAACGTCTGAATTGACAATAACCGCCCTGTTGTTAATTTAGTTAACGAAGACTTTAAGTTTGCCAGGATAGCCGATGGGTTTCCATTGTCCAAGACATCTGTATTTATTGTGTCAGAAATTAATTGAGCGAGCACATACGCCATCGTTGAAGACTGGCGGAGTGCTTTATTTATTTGTGCAGATGAGGCTTTACCGGACTGAAAGCCAGTAAGTAACGCCGCAAGCGCCTCATAGTCCGCCTGGCTCGTTACATTTGCACTAGCGCCAATACCAAAAGCTTTAAAATTATTAGTAGCCATTAGAGTGCTTTCTCCCATGCGCCATCATCAAATCCGGCGATGTATTCGTTATCCATATCGAAGCCAAAAAAACGACTACCGACGGAAGGGGTTAAAATTGAAGGGGTTTGAATGTTTCCAGCCCAAACTCCGGCAGCTTTGACAGTAAGATATCCCTGCCGAATTGCTGCCAGGAGCTCCAGAGAAACCTGATTGATGTCCTCTTCTGGGAAAACCCAGACAGAAATAGTCATATCCTGATTGTCGACAATTTGCATTTTTAAGCCGGAACCATCGAGCGCAGTATCCAAAATCGCTGGCAGCGAGTCGTTTTGTCCGTCCCAGCTGTTGATGGCGATTTTCGCCTTCAGGACGATGCGATAAGTGTCATCACTCAGACTTGTGAATCCGGCATCAGGGTCATAAGGCCCTTGCCAGACGCCCTGCTCCCATCCAAGGCCATCGGTATCAAACGAAAAGTACACGCCCGAAATAGGCTGGCTGACGATTCTCGTTCGCCCAATCCACTCGCCCAGCACATCCAGCTGCACACCGATCGCGTTGTCGATATCGAATGCAGTGAGCAAATTCTGCAGGGCTGTAGAGGTATCGATAAGCGGACGCGTAGACAGGTCGACGTGATCGACAAACAGAGGCTTTCCTCTGTGATAGTTGGTAATCAGGTCAGTGTATCTGCTCATGACGTCACCGTAAGCGCGATATTTGCAGTACTGCAGGACGCAGATTCGTTGAAGGCTATAACGACATTAGAGGCCACAACTGTTCCGGCCGACTTACCAATCGCCAGCGCGTTGATGTCATAGTATTTCGCGTTGCCGCCGCTCACGACACCAAGGTTAGCCGGCGAATAAAGACGGCTGAGAAGAACGTCATCACCTATCGTCAGGCTGTTGATGTAGTCGGCGATAGCCTGCTTTATCTGCTCGCCAATCTGAGTCGTGTAACCGGTGAAAACTTTAAGCGTTATGGCGATATATATCGGCACATCAGTCGACCGCGAGAAGCTGATTGCGTGCGGGTTATCGTATTTATCCGGCACGGTTACTGTCGTCGAGCCGTAGGTGCTGACACCCTGACCTTTCTTCCCACGAATGGTCTGCGCAATATCTGTGACGTCTCCACCATCCACTATGGCTGCGATTGAATGCGCCGGAATGCCATTGCTGTCTACTGAGCCAGTATCATTCTCATAGAGCTTGTGACGGGTCACGCCAGTTATGTTTGCGATTGCCCCATCAACTGCCTCGAATGGCGTTAGCGACGGTATTGCAACACTTTGCGCCTGCCGTATGCGCAACTGAGCATCCGTTTCCGCGGCAGAGCCTACAGTCGCTGCGTTAGCGTTGGATACGGCTGTCCAGCCGCGCGTTGGCGTGTTTATTTTTGTCACGCTTCCCGCAACTGCCGCAACTGCACCCGAATTAGCGCACGTCGCCGTCACAGTGATAGCTCCGCTGGCATCTATTGTCACAGTTGCTGGCAGGTTCCAGATGATGCCGTTAGCATCTTTTACGGAGCCATTTGTGATCGTCGTTCCTGCGGTGCCGGTCAGCGTAACGTCAACCGTAGAATTGGTTGCAGCCTTGCGCGCGATGCCGTTAATTTTAACGTTTCGCGTAAGGGCGTCGGTCATGCCGGATGACGGCGAGAAAGAGTTGTAAACCTGAATCGCTGTGTTGTTGGCATCGTGGACCGCCAGCGCAACAAGCGCAACCATCTGCCCGTCCTTACTGTCAGGCTCGAGATAAGCGTCTGTGCCGTAAATCTGCTGAAAATATTCGGTGATAGTGCTCAGGATTGTCTGGTAATCGGGCGCACTTATCCCTGAGGCGGTCACCGTAGCGGAGAGCCCCAGCGTGTCTAAATTGAGAGCCATTACGCCTCGCTTGTAACTGTCGTCGTTCCGTAGATAGTGTCGATCGTCGCGGTAAACACTACGCGGCGGGATGATGTATTCAGCGTCGTATCGAACGACTTGATAGAGTTAACGCCACGCGTCTCAAGTATGCGCTGACGTATTGCGAGGTTATAAGTTTCCGGCTTCTGCTTACCCAGTACGGACTGGATCCACGGCGTCCCCTCTGTCGTGTCGAGGAACCACTGCCCATACCACAGCAGGAAGCGCGTCTTCACCGCCTGCGCCACTGTTTCCGGGGAGTTAATCAGCCAGGTGTCATCGCCCTGCCCGAATGTGTAATCACCGTCGTCATCTTCGCGTCTGTATCGCATCAGTTCACCTTGCCAGAGTTGCCAGTGCCAGACTGCACGCCGCTATGGGTATGCTGGTCGCTGATGTCCTTGCCATTGGATGTGAGCGTGCCGATAAACTGGATCGCACCTGTGATTTTGGCCGCTGTGCCGGCTGCGATACTACCTACCATTCCTCCCATCCATGTTAGCAATCCGGTAATGGTCACCGCCTGGCTGAATTTGGCGAGAGGCGTAGTCACGTTTAGCCCGCCCGGCGCCACGATGTTTACGGCGTGACTGTTTGGGTCGAGCTCGATATAAGCAGCGCCGTCATCAGTACGCATCTGCAGCGTCGAGGTACTGATATTGCCTATCACCTCTGCCTGTGACTGAGGCCCGATGAATGCGAAGGCGTCTGAAAGGTCATGTTGTCGCGGATCAACCGGCTCCTGCACGCCGCCGTTCTGCCACCAGAAATCGATGCAGCGATCGGAGAAAACAACCAGGCATTCATCACCGGCTTTCACAGGAAAAGTAATGGTGCAGCCTCCACCGCGCGGAAAAATCACAGGCACGTCGACGAGTAGGGGTAATGGTGCAGACTTAAAATTGCCCGCCGCATCGGCAACCTGACCCGTTATCGCAGGTTGAACGGTGCAGGTATTAGCTATAGGGTCGTATGATTCAACGATGCCAGGAAGCGACACGCGTAGCATTGAGAAGATGCTGTCAGACAGCACCTTCATTGCCTGTTGCTCGCCGCCAGCCAGCGACTGAGGATTTACTGACATGTTTACTCCGGGCAATAAAAAACCCGCCTAAGCGGGTTGATATATTTATTTACATCCCATGGCTTTTGGCCACCCGAATGTATCCATTCCAAGAATTAAAATTCCAAGCATCGCCATTCATAAGCGGCCTTGCATCCGAGCCTGATTTCCTTTCGCCGTACTCCCAAGCTGTTCTAGATATGCTTTTATCCTTAGAGTAAGCAATCCATTGCTTGAAGCCGTCAAACATATAACGCTTACACCCTGCTGTTGAACCTTTATATTCAGTGAAGGCATCCAAGTCGTTACAGAGAGCGAACCGGTTTCTAACAACTGCGGTAAATTCGCCAGGTGAAATACCTAAATCTCTTCGATTAATAAATATTCCCACCTCTCTAGAGCATGAGGGGCTTCCGGTACAAATAAAATACGCCCTAATTTCCTGTTGGAATGCCATGTCGAGGGCCAGCTTCTCATAATGACCAAAGCTTTCCGGCATTTTGGGGAAAGATGAGGGCTGTAATACAGGAACTTTTGAGACGGCATCATCATATTCATCAGCGTTCGCTGAAGTGCCAATCAAAAGCGATGCTATTAAGCATAAGCTAAGGGCTAATTTCATTGTTAGTTAGAATTTCTCAGCAGCGAAGAATTTGATTGCAGGTCAGCAGAACCGCGTGCAGTACACATCAAATCCATGTACCACGGCTGACCTCTGGTATCGCCATTATAATCTATAGCCGATACGATATACACGCCATCAGCCGCAATACTTGCAGGCTGTTGCAGTGTTCCGTTCACGCTCAGATTGCCGTTCGTGTTGTCTTCGCTGGCCCTACCCGGCAGAGCTTTAACCTCATCTGCCGACAGGCTGGTCCGGTATACAGACGCCTGGTCAATTTGCACCAGGCCATTAAGTCGGATGTTTGGGTTTATCAGGCAGCGCACGTTAACTCCAGCGCCCATGGTTTGCTGCGGCATCCCGATCAGGCCGGTATCGCTGTTCAGTACGATGGCCTCCTGAACATATTTATCGGTCGGCACCATCTGCGCCTGACCGGCAACCAGTTGCCACGTCGCGCCACTTTGTGAAGCAACATTGTCCATTACATCGCGCGTTGACTGATACAGCACACGGCCGCGCGGGAATACTGTGGCGGGCGTATCGCCAGTGATGCCTTTCGTAACACCGTACGGGCTGAAACTGTCCATAGCGGCAGAGTGAACATCTGCGACGGTGTAACCGGCAGCGAGCGTTGTGGTTACGCTCGCATTCATGAATGCCTGATGGCCGTCGATCGCCTGAATAAGCACCCAAGTATCGGTCGGATTATCGCGACCGGTCACAGTAAAGCGAATGTCGCCGCTGAATATCTCCCCGAAGTTCTGATCAGTTGAGTAACCCATCCCATCATAGCCAGCAATGATTTTAATTTTCGCGAACTCCTGCCCCAGAATGCGAGAGGCAGTATCTTTCGACAGGTTATAGATCCGCACCATCGCTACACGGGGCCAGCGGGTATCTGTCCAGGTAATGTTAAACACTACCTTGAAATCACTCAGGCTGATGCCTTCGCCCTTTTCGGACAGTATTTGCAGCTCGAAATGGCGCATCCAGTTCTGGGACATGTTTACTCCGTTACGGCCAGCAAATGGCTGCTAATGCCTAAATCGGTTTTGGTTGGGTAATCCTGCGCCGGATCATCACAGACTACGGCCAGACCAAAGCCAAGATTGAGGTATGAAAATTGCGCCAGCAGGTTTGCGCCGGTCACCAGAGGAATTCCGGTGACAATGTCCGCGCCACTGCTGTCACGTAAATCGATAATCCAGCCCGCATCATCACGCCACAGCGTCAGAATTGAATAATTGACACCATTGATCGCCGTGTTGAATTGCTGGTTATCAGGCGTGAGTGGGATTTCAGAAATTTTCATAGGCTCCACCACCAGGCCACTTTTTGAAGGAACGAAGCATCGTCTCCAGGGATAGTGGATTTAACGCCGGAATTTTGAACTTCAGAGGTGCTAACTCCCTCCGTCATTTTTCCTTTGTCTGCAACATTTACACTCTGGGTCTGGGTGATTAATACCTCTCTGAGCGTCAGAGTGGCGGACAAAACATTTTCGGTGGTTTTATCGGTGGTGACATCCAGCACGCGGATCAGCATATTGCTGTAATTCCTTTTGCCAGTAGTCACACTGAAAGGCACCCGGCTGCGCTGCAGGTCGAGAAGCTCCTGGTACACTTCCTTCGGGCTCAGTCCAAGGCTAAGACCAATTGATGATGTGTCCAGCAAATCTAAAAGCGAACCACCCCCGGAAAAGCCTACTTCCATCACCAAATCCGAAGGGCGCCGGAAAGCATGGTCAGCTACCGGCGCTTTATCTTCGACCGGATGTTCAGTGATTTCCAGCGTGTCGCTGTGCTTCTCTGAAACCACTACATCCGGCACTATCAGACCAATCTTGCGGCTTTGCAGTGAAAACAGCGTAGAGAGAATATCCATTAGCGTGGCCCTTTTGACAGTGTCTGGCTCAGGCGCGAGTTAACGGATGTCTGCTGATCTGCAACTGCCTTGCCAGCCTGCCCCGGATCACTCACGCCGTGAATATGAATATTGGTTTCCTGGCTGATTGTCGGTGCGCCGGCAGATGGCATATTGCTCAGAACGCGCGGGATATAGTTTCGTGTTTCCTCCGGCATCAGAGCCATGCCATGCTTCTGCACGTTCCCAATACCCCAGTTGTAAGACGCGAGGGCTTTAGGTAGGTCGCCGTTATTGGCTTTAAGCAGCTGAGAAAGATATTTCGCCGCAGCTTGTGCAGATTTCATCGGGTCGAATGCGTCATTGCCACGCAGCCCCAAATCTTTCGCCGTTCCTGGCATCAGCTGAAACAGACCCTGTGCGCCAGCGCCCGACATGGCATTTGGGTTGCCTGCGGACTCGGTGATCGCAACGCTTCGCAGCAGCCCCTCTGGTAAGCGATAGGCCTGCTCAAGCTTATCCAGTGCAGGCTTCATCCACCCAAGGAGTGCCGCGCCATCTTTGGTCGGTTTAGGAGCTCCAGATCCAAGTCCGCGCACCCACTGGCCGATGCTTCTGGGGTCAAAGCCTGTTTTGTCTTTAAGCCACTCAGCGGCGCTGTCAGCGCTGGAAGTTACAGCAGGCAAGGCATCTGGATTACCTTGCCCCTGATTTATCAGCTCGCGCCCAATCGCATAAGCGTCTTTCCACCGGCCATCTTTAATGGCGTTGAGCAGGCGCGCTATCCCGTCCAGCATTTTGGACAGCTCGCCAAGGTTTTCCATGAGGTTGCTCATGTCCCATTTGGCTGTCCATGTCTGCGGGTCGATGCCGAGCAGGCGCATAACGGCATCTTTCAGATCGTCGACGCCTTTGATGGCGCCCTTAATCTGCGGCTCCCACTTTTTCCAGTCGATAAGCGACTGGCCGCCTTCCTTCCACGTTTTGTAATCGTCGTAGAGCGCCAGAATCGCAAGGCCAAGGGCGGTGATCATGCCAATCGGCGACATCACGAACGCACCGTTCAGGATGCGCCAGGCGATAACGAGCGCGCCGAATACCTCAATCAGGCGTTGCGTCGACTTATCCAGCGACGACCACCATTGCATGATGTCGCCGCCTGCCTGTATCAGCCGGTACACGACGCGGCCGATCACCTCAGCGAGCCACAAGATGCCTTTAACGCCGCTGGTAATCGTCTGCTCAATCTTCGGGAAGTTGTCGACGATTTGCTTGCGCAGGGTGTCGATAGAACCCGAAAGCCCTTCAGCCAGGTTGGAGCCGATCTTGTCGCGCGCCATCCCCGCCATCTGACCGAATGCACGCAGAGACGTCATGAAGCGGTTAGAGCTCGCAGCAGCCTGGTCAGCATTGAAGCCGATGGCTTTCGCCATTTGCGTATACTGTGCGCCAAACTGTCCCATCCCGCGGCGCATTGCCAGCAGGGTATTTTCATCTATGCCCAGCATCTGCGCATACTGATTCGCGCGGTAGTAAGGCATTTTGTTCAGCTGCTGGCCGACGCCGGTGAAGATGGATGCCATATCCCGCATGTTGCCGCTGGCGTCCCTCGTCTGCACGCCCAGACGATTAAGGAAGCCCTCCGCGCCGGGATTGTTACGCATAAAGCGTGAAAGGCTTTCCAGAGAACCGCGCGCGGCTTCTGCACTCGACCCGGCCTGAGACGCGGCATAACCGATCGCCTGAATGCCCGCGACCGTTGCGCCTGTGCGCTGAGACGCCCAGTAAAGCTGGTCGAGGCCGCTGGCGATTTTCGCAGTAAAGGCGACGACTGAAAGAGCGGTAGCCTCTACAGCCACGCCCAGCTTCACCGCCTGCGCGGTGGTTCCGGCGATAACCGCATCAAATTTTCGAGCACCAGCCTCATCAACCTGAAAGCCGAGGCTTACCAGAAAATCCTTGATAGTCTCAGCGTTCATTTGCCTCTCTCCAGCGCTCTATGCGGTTATTGTTGTCTGCCTTCAGATCGAGCCAGTCGTTCATTCGGGCGATGTCAGCAAGGTCAACTGAGCCATCCTTCAGGGCGGAATAGCTGATGTACCCGGCATCAACCGGGCGCATCAGAAAGTCCTCTCCGTCAGGCAGTGATTCAAGCGTCAGGCCGCTTACCGGGGCGCAGTCTCGCTGGCGGGGAGTGCGGGCAAAAAATTTCCCAGGCTGTCGCCTACCACCCGACCAACCATCTGCAGCATGCTCATCAGATCGATGTCATCAAACATCAGTTGCTCTTGCGACATGACCGGCGCCCACGTTTTGCCGTTCTGGCGGGAAACCACGGAAAGGCATGGGAATATGATCGCGTTAGTGTCCTCCTCGGACATGCCCGCCAGTGCATCGGCGATTTTCGGCAAGGCAGTTTCCATCGCCTTATACATATCGCCGCCCTGAGCTGCTGCCTTTATGCCCTGAAAATCGGCAAGCACCCCGGCAAGAACTGGGAGCAGCTTGCGAGAAACTTTCAGCTGGTCGAAGACGCTGAGCTTCGCGGTGCGGTACTGGACGCCTTTGATTTCAAATTCCATGAATTAATACTCCCCAAGAACTTCGTCGATTTTACCGGCGTCAAATACCCACGCTACGGTTCCGGCCACCTTTGGGTTGTTCCAGTCAGGCTGGCGCTGGAAAGCCACTGCGCGCGCGGTAATGGTGTCACCGGACTGCTTGTTCCGCAGGACAATGACGTTATTGCCCCAAAGGGAAGATGACAGGCTCTGCGCGTTGTACATCAGCGAGAGCTTTTTATTTTGCGGAGAGGTCTTGAGCAGGTTGACAGTGATAGTCCCTGACTTACCTGCGTGGAGGCTGTGCATCACTTCGCCATCGGCACCAGTTGTCATGGTGTTTTTAGCTTCCGTCATCGTGACGGTGATGCCCTCTTCCGAGTTAGCTGAACCGTATCCAAGGTCAATGATCCCGGACGGCCCTGCCAGACTGGCGCTGACATCCATGAATGAATAAGTAGACATTGATTACCCCTTAGCGCACTACAGTGATTGCAACGGAGCCATAGTGCACAGCTCCGGCCAGTTTTCCGGCAACCTGAATGGGTACGCCTTTACGTGCTTCACGATCTGCCTGAAGCTGGCTATCAACGCTGGGAGCGTAGATGTAATAGCCCTTGGTCAGCGTGTCACCCTTCGCCAGCTGGCCTATCGGTCCACCTGACCATACGCCGGGAGCAAAGAGGCCGTTTCCAACTGCTTGCTGCAGTACGAGCTCAATGTTGGAAATGCGCATAGTGGTCCCTGAGTCGGTCTGGGGTATCTTTGTGTCACTGGTGTAGAGGGTGTTGTAATCGGCTGTCTGTACCGCATTTTGCAGCCAGTCGAGACCATGACGCTCATCGAAAAAGTCACCATTCGACATTACGCCCTGCTCAAGAATGGCTGTGTCATTGTCATAGAGGACATAGACGTTGCAATTTTTGGCCTCCAGAGCATTCGCCTGAGGGGCGCTCAAGGTTTCATACGTTACGCCAGGCTCTGACTTAAACTTGAGGGTAATAGTCGTATTGCTTCCCGTATAATCTACCGTGAAAGCCCGGCCAAACGCTGACAACGCGGCATAACGACTGGTAGAGGAATATTGCAGGAAGGTTCGACCATAACCTGCCGCCTTGAAGGCAGCTGCAATATCGGTTGTGGAGGACGAATCCATTACTGCAGCGTCCTGCGTGGTATAAGCAAATACACGCGAAACAGTTGCCGCCTGGATAGCCGCTGCAATGCTGGTTACATCAGCGAGAGTCGGGTCAGTTTCAACCGCCAGGTGCAGGCCGTACCAGGAGTTATATCCCAGCAGCGTATTAACGGCTTCTGGCAAGGTTTCTGTGTTACCAGTTTCGCCAGTTGCTAATGATTCCACCCAGCGGCCGACATACACCTCCGAAGGCTGGGGCGACTGGGAAAACCAGATCAGCGCTGCTTTATATTCTTCGCTGTTAATGCCGAAATCGTCACCAATATCATCAGCGCTTTCATAAATGCGCAGGCGCTCCTTGATCGGGATGACTGTCGATGCGCCAAGGATAAGCATCGAACCAAAGTTTCGCCCTTGGGCTGCTTTAGCCGAAAGGGTAACCGTCACATCTGAGATGCGACTAACGGATAATCCCGCCATTTATTAATCTCCAGTAATGGTGACGTTGGGAGTGATGATGGATCGGACCCCGTACGTGCGAATGATTTTGCGGCGCAGGCGCACAGTGATGTCATACCGGCGCACCCACTGGTTGTTGATAAGCTCAGGGAAAGCAGTCAGTTCACTGTAATCAGCGAGTGACAGCTCGTTCTGTTTGAGGGTTTCGTTGTTTTGCTCGACGGTCAGCCCGTCACGGAACAGCGTCGCTATGGACTGGCTCTGTGGGCCATAGAATGAGGCGAGCGTTTCGATCACCTCATGCCGCCACAGCTGATTACTGTCATCGGTCTGCCGCACGAATGCGGGGCCATCGTCGGCAGTGAAACCAATGATACCGAACCCGCACCAGTTCACGTCCGCCGCAGGAATTGCCGCCTGAGTCGCTGTCCAGCGCGGGCGAACCATCCCGGCTGGCAGGCCCGACAATGCTCTCACCCACTGGCTGAGTTCGCGCTCCAGCGTCTCGTCGTAAGCCTGCGGCGCGCTGATGGGCGTCAGGTAACCGGCTGATGTGCTGCTGTTACTCACGCGGGCCTCCATCAAATGGCTGCAGTTCGCAATGTGCCTGGACGAAACCGGCGCCGTAAGCCGTGTACGGGTCGACAAAGGTCACGCGATAGTCGCGCCCGCGATAAGTCACGATGTCGGCATCAATGCCGGTGTTGCCGCTGCTCAGCCGGTAGGTAGTGATAATCAGGATTGCCCCGTTGATCACCTGACCGGTCTGCATGCGTCTTGCCTCCAGTGAACGGTCAACCGTCACAACGCCACCAAACAGCGTCACAGTCGTTTTATTTACCGCAAAGCCATCGTCATCAACCGTCTGCTCGTTGCGCTTTACCACAAGCGTCGTATCGAGGAATTCAGGCGACAGCAGCACGTCAGTTACATCAAGCGTCGGCATCTTTATCCCTCACTACGTGCGTGATTGAACGGCGGTATTCGCCAGTGTCGATGAGCGGCTTATCACCGGTGCGGCCGCGCCGGAGACGGTTGGCGATCGTGGCATCAGCCAGGGGAGTAAAGCCGGTGATGGTGATGTACCGCTTTACCCCGTTGGCTGCCACCGTCCCGGCCCGATCGAGTGACGTCACCGCGCCTTCTTCGTTGCCTTCCAGAGCTTTCTGCGCTGCTGCCTTCAGGTGTGGCATGAAATCCGGCTCAACCGACTTCACGCCGGGCTTGAGGTGCGGCCGCGGCGGGATGTTCTGCGCCGGGGAGCCGTTCTCGTTGATGTAGCCGATCGCCGCATTCCCGATATCGCCATCGTCGCGCTCGTCTTTCGACTCCGGGATGCCCACCAGAACATCCTTGTTAGCGAGAGTTTTAAGGGCGTCCAGAATGCTTTGCGCGGAATCGGCGCGAATGGTCAGGCCTGATTTCATAGCTGAATACCGCCATACCCGAAGAGCATCAGCATCTGCCAGAACTCCGCGCCGTAGCGGGAGAAGTTCCAGAAGCCCGCATCGGCATTAAGCGTTGAGCTGTTGTCATAACTCACGCTGACCTTATCCACCGACTTGGAAGCAACTACGCCACTCGTAGCGCCGCCAGCGCCACCCAGCAAACTGGACGCCGTATCCGCCGCATTCAGCACCATGTAATGCGCGACAAACAGCTCTGCCAGATAAGGAAACATGCTCCCCATGACGGAGCCGTCAATCAGCATGTCGGCGAGGTTTAGGCGGAATTCGATTACTGCGTCGGGGTATTTGGTAGCATCACTGAACTGCGGAAAGTCGCGGCGGAAATCACTTACTGTCGGCAGGTTTCGGTTTCTTGCCATCAGCATCACCTTCCGCTGCCGGGTCAATTACGGGCGCCTGCAGAGCAGCCAGCTGCGCGGTAAGGTCGGCGATAGCCTGGTCTTTATCCACCAGCGCTTGCTGCAGATCGCCATTCGCTTTGTCTTTCTCTTCCAGCTGCGTGTTCAGGCTGTCGATTTGCGCCTGAAACTCTTTAGTGTCAGCGCTGGCTTTCGCTTTGCCTGTCACGTCAGAGTGCGCAGTGACAAACCAGTGATCGGCAACTTTGTCGTCAACCGTGTGTTCGCCTGCCGCAAAGTGCTGACTGGTTCCGTCTTCAAAGTTGAACGTGAACGGGGTGTGGACGCGGATCGTCTTCTTAGCCATTTGTTGCTCCTGTTGGCCCCTTGCGGGGCCGGATTGGTTAGATGCCGTCCAGATATGCCATGGTTTCCGGGTATGGAGACTCAACGGCGCCCAACTTGCCGTAGTAGGTGGTCAGCTGATAAATGCCGCGGTACTGCACCGGCACGTTCTGCAGGGCAACCATCGGGAAGCGCACGTATTTCTTGTCGTTGGTGTAAGCCACCATGCGATCGGTGCCACCCACGCCCGCACCTTCCAGCCATTTCACTGCGTAAATGCTCAGCGGAACGCCGTTCTGGTGGAATGCGATGGTGTTGTTTTGCAGGTAGGTCAGCAGAGACTGGTTACCGGCCTCGGACACAATACGCTGAGCCAGCAGCGCGAAAGCTTTTGGCGGCAGGCGCAGGTCTCGCGGCACCAGGGTATAACCGGACGCTTTCCACGCATTGGTGAGCAACGCGTTGATGGAGTCCAGAATCTCCTGGTTGGTAGAGTTGGCCCATGTTTTAACCGCGTTTGATGGCACTACGCTGGCATAGTTGAACAGGCCCCTCACGCCCAGCTGGCTGTCACCCCGATAAACCTGCTCGTCGGTGTCCATGTTCCATTTCAGCTGCATCGCGTCGTACTTCTGCGTGTCGATCGGACGACCGACTTTTGCAGCGGCGGCCAGCTCGACAACAGTCCAGCCTAGCTCCATGCCCCACAGAGAAAGTGGGTTGCCGTTCTTCACGATGTCAACGCTTGGGCCAGCAATGGCGGTGGAGTCTTTACCGATCCAGTTTTTACCGTTCGGGTTTGGTGTGCCGGGCACAGCGAACGTTGAGTTAGTCCATGAACTGATATCATCGGCGATCGACACGTCTTCGCGCAGCTGAATGTCGCGCGACCACGTATACCCCACCAGAGGCATATTCAGTTCCTGATCGAGGCGCTCAAGTTCGCCAACCAGGAAAGCGCCAGTACCGTCAACGGTGGCTTGGTCAAAAGTAAACATATATAGCGGTTCCCTTAGATGTTGTATGCGATTTCAGCGTTGCCATCGGCATCGCCTGCGCCAGTAAATACGGCATTCGGCAGCACGACAGTTTCGTCAGTGACAGCCGCGCCCAGAATTGAGCCCAGCGGGCTGGCATCGGTCGGATTGGCGTTACGCACATAAACCGGCGCGCCTTTTGTCAGGCCGACAGCGGTGCCGCCAATGTTCACGGTCATGTAGCCGCGCTTCATCACGTCACCAGTGAAGTTCTTACCGGTGCCGACCTGACGAACCATGTCAGGCGTTGAGGTGGTCGGGTAAGGACGCACGTACAGACCGGTGATAACCGTTGCCGCGTCAGAAGCAGCCAGCGGGATGAATTTGCCATCAGCGCTGTCTTTGCCGGCGAGGCCGTAAACGCTAAAAGTGTTAGTTGAATCCAGAATCACCGGCTCGGTGGTCAGGTCTTGAGGGCGTGAGATAGCCCCGGCGATGCCGACAGGCATCCGGTACAGATATGCGGTCATGGGTTATCCCTTATTTATTCCAGTGGGCGGCGTATGCTTTGTTCAGAGCAGCCGGAGAGTTTTTGTTAGAGGCATCGTAAAACGATGCGCGTGGAGCAGAGGCTGGTGCGCTGTTGCGTGCCTTGGCGATTTCACTGGCGGATACGAACACCGCGTCCAGCGTTGCCTTCGGCATTTTGGCGAAGTCAGGCGAAGCGCCAACCAGCGGAGCCAGCAGCGCCTGACCTTCCGGCGTTTTGAATGCTGCGTCCATGGTGGAGCGCTTGAAAACTGCCAGCTTGCCGCCTTCCGGCAGTTTCACGCCTGGCAGAATCAGCTCAGCACGAGCCACGACGCCTTGATGGTAAGCAGCATCGGTAGTTGCGCGGGTTTTCTCTTCCTTCTCCTCCGGATCGTCGCTGTCGACGGTTGCCGTAGAAGTCGGGTTGATCAGTTGCTGAACCAGCAGCGCCAGCGCATCGACCTTGGCCTCAAGTTCGCTGGTAGTCTGCGCGCCGCCCTCACCGTTATCATCAGTGGTCAGGCCACCAAGCTCTTTTTCAGGCGGCAGCGGCTGCGCGGGGTTGATGGTGATATTGAGCGCGCGTGGCAAGTCCAGTTCCGGCTCAATCAGTTCGTCAGGTGCGTTCGCCACCAGGTCTTCCACGGTTGCGGAGTCCTTGGTTTTAATCGCCCGTTTCAGCTGGGTAAGCCAGCCCTGTTTTGTTTTTGCCATTGTATTGCTATCTCCAATTGAACAGCGAATGCCTGCGCGACCCTGGGGAACGCTCGCACAGTGGTTACCGATAATGGTGTGTTGCCTGGCTTGACCGGGGCCTTTCTGCTGGTACTCAGCGTCATAGCCCATTGATATCTGATCTTGCCCACCCATTACTTTCTGGATGGCTTCGGCGGTTTTGATGTGGATGTCGCCCAGCATCAGATCTGACTGTTCGCCAGTGCCGCGGCGGACGTTCTGGATATGCCCGTGGGCGTGGTCTTTCCAGTTGCCCGGATTGACCATGTCTTTCGGGTGGCCCAGCGTGAAGGCCATGCCTTCGAAGGAGGCAAGCGTTTCGGGGCGGAACACCTCGTCAGCGTCTCGGGTGACGACAATCTCGCCGTCGTCATCGCCGATAATGCCGGGCAGTTCGCTCTCGTCGTAGACCTGCGCGCCGGTGCGGGCGATCGGCACGTCTTTGCACAGCAGCGAGCCATCGGCCATCTCAAAACGAGTATTGCCGAGGCGCGTAGTGAAGAAATATTGCATCGTTAGTCCTCGGGGACGACAACTTCGCAGTAGCAGCGGCAGTTGGGAAACTGACCAGCGTGGCCGGTCATGCCGTCCAGCGTGGGCGGCTTAGCCCAGTCGACATACTGGCCTTCCATCTGCTTGTGGGAATGGCGCACGTCACTGTCATCGGCCGTTCGCCAGATATAGCCGCGTGAGCCGATTGCAGTAGAGCGCGCCTGGGTGATTGCAGTTGATGCCCGACCAACCTCAGTACGGGCAATGGTGCGTGCCCGCGCCTCGGTCACTTCGCCGGTACGCATGATTTCCTGCGTCAGCGTACTGGAGCGCTTGCCCGACACCACGGCTTCAATCGCCTGGTTATGAATGTCGTAAACGCGATCGGCCGCCTGCAGGGGGAGCGATTTGAACAGTTTCACCTGCTCGTCAATGATGCTGCGGGTTACCGCGCCTGTACCGGAGTTCATCAGTTCGCGAAGCCCGGCAGAGATACGCTGTGACCTGTCACGCCACATTGCATCGTCTGCGACTTCTAGCGTGCCTATCAGGCGACTTGATACTGCTTCCGCCCATGGCTCTATCAGGTCGGCATAACGCTCCAGCCGGTCCATGATGTCAGTTACGCTATCGTTTGAACCGTCGTAAGAACCCTCGACGATTGCCCCCACCGTACGCGCTATCTGTCGTAGCTGTGTTCGCAGCTGCGTCTCGGCGCGCTTCAGGTTCGGTGGTTTCGACGTTATAGAGGTCGGCCTCCGTCGGCGCCGGGATGTCACTGGCATTATCAATATCCTCGTCGCTGATGGTGCCACCCAGCCCGGTTACGCGAGCCGTTTCCTGCAGATGCTGCGCACCAGCTTTTTCGGTCATCAATCCCGCATCGACGGCTTTCACCGTGGCGTCGACGACCTTAATGGCCGTATCCGCGCGCTCGCTATCCGGCGTCTGCCACAGCTCGTTAAATTCGAACGTGAAGTCGTCAGGCAGCGGCTGAGCAAAGAGGCTCATATGCAGCACTTCGAACAGCTTGCGGATCGGGCGGCGGAGTTTGCGCTCCTGCTTGGTGGACACGTTGTCGTAATAGTTGGCTAAGTCAGTGTCACCAGTCGAGAAACCGGCTGGAGACTGACCGAAAAGGCGAACCAGCGGAATACCGAACGCGCCTGCCACCTGCTGCCCGAACTGCGCCAGCACATCGCTAAGCCCGGCGTACGAATAGGTGTGAGCCTCAAAATTATCGTCGGCGTCCATAATCGTCATGCCTTCGTTGCTCTGGTACTGGCGAATCATGTCCATGTGCGCCATCAGGCCCTTAAATGCCGGATTGTCTTTGCCCATAGCCAGCAGGGAGCGAAGCCCTTTAATGCTGTAGGTGCGCAGATGCGCCTTATACACCAGCTGCGCCACGCCTGTGGTGGTGCTGTCAAAAGCCAGCAGGCGATCGAAGCACCGTTCGATGATCGACATGCCCCAGTCATTTTCGGTCAGGCGCTGCTGGTAAGGCAGCGGAACGCCGTCGAAGCGGATAAGCCTGGAGTGATGTATCCGCCACGGCGGGATGCCTGTTGCTGACGTCACGACGCGGTAAAACTCTGGCATGCCGAAATCTGGCCCCAGTTCGGTGACGCGACGCTCTGTAGTGGCATTGAGCATCCAGCGGTCCATCACCATGATCCCTTTGAAAGCACCCTTGGCGATGGTCTCGATGCGCAGCGGCGTCGAATAGTTCTGGCCGTCAATCAGGATGACGCCAACAGCACCGCCGTAAAGGTTTGCCCACTTCAGCGTGTCGTTGAGAGCCTCCCACAGCGCCATCTCATCCCATGCGTTATCAAGCTGCTTCTTGCGCCCGTCTTCCAGCTTGGAGGTGATGGTGACGCCCTTTCGGGTCATGTCATCAGGTATGGCATCAACGCCTGCACCCACCAGCCAGGAAGACCGGTAAGCCTGCTCGATCAGCAGCCTGTTGCGCGATGTCCAGTTATTGCGGTAGGTGCCAGCGCCGGACTGGTTCGATTCATTAACGCCCATGCGGGCGACAAAGTTTTCATAGCTGTCACGCGTCGGTACAGGCTGCGACACGTTTTGTGTTTCGGACATGTTCAGCCTCTGCCAAGTTGCGCCCAAGTGCCAAGGCTGTCAGAGCTGGTGATGTAACCGTCCAGCCCGTAGCGTATGGCGTCTATGCAGTGGTTATGTGCGTCGACAATGACCGGGAGAATTTCGTTGGTCTTTTTGTCGACTTTGTAGGAGTAGAGCCGGAACTCGTCGGCGGTGTGCTTGCAGCGTTCGTGGATGATGATTTCCTCAAACCCTTTCAGGTAGGTGATGCCATCCTCTACGCTGCCTTTCCACTTCGCAGCGGCATCAATGCTGAAGCCCTGCCGCCCGATGTGGCTGATTGTTTCCGGTCGCGCGCTGTCGGCTTTGATGGGCCAGCGGCGCGCCTCGGGTATGGAGTCGTAAAACTGGGCCATTTCGTCGAGTTCGACGCCGACGCCATAAGCCTCATATTCGATATAGAGCTTCGTGCCCAGCATGAACATGCGTATCAACGTGCTCGGGTCATTGGCGAAACCGAAGTCTGCACCAAAGAACAGGCGATCGGCCTGCTGCCAGAGGTCATCCGGGAACGCTTCCACACGGTAGCGCTGCTTAAAGATAACGGCCTCTGATATCGATTTAGGCTTGCCCAGCCAGATGTGTTCGTAAGCCTCGTAATCGACCCGCTTGCAATATTCCATCTCTTTACGGAGCGTATCGGGCAGATACGGGTTGTCGTAGTAGTTCACTTCAACCGTGATGCTGTCGTCGGGCGGATTCACCACGAAGCGCTGATAGGTCGGGTCTTTCTCTTCGCCGGGGTTAAACGATACCCATATCTCCGAGCCTTCTTTACGGATGGTCGGGATCAGGATGTCCCACGAGTCGGCGGATACAGACTGCGCCTCTTCCACCCAGCAGATATCCACGCCCTCAGTCGACTTAATGCCGAGCGGGTCGAAGCGCAGCCCCTTAAACAGGAACTCGCTGCCGCAGGCACTGGTGATCGTCTCGTTGGTGATACGGAACCACGGGTTAAGGCCGAGCATCTCAATCTGGTCTTTCAGCAGCTTGTGCACTGAATCCTTGATCGAGTTCTGCACCTCACGAGTACAGAGAACGCGTAGCCTTTTAGAGGCGGCCATAATGACCAGCGCGCGAGCCAGTCCCCATGATTTAGCGCCACCACGCCCGCCGTGGAATGTTTTATAGCGCTTAGGCTTGAACAGCGGTTTGAATTTGGGCGCGAAGCTAAGTTTCTTCTCCGCTGTCGTCATCATCCGCTCCGAAGCTAACAACGAACGTAGGCGCTGCCAGCGGCAAACCGTTGGGGCCGACCAGTTCGTTTTTAACGTTGTCTTTGAATGCCTGGACGGTGACGTGCTTGCCAAGCAGTTCGAGGTTCTTGACCTTGTCAGGCCATTTAATCTTTTTCAGCAGCCCTGCTGCATCGCCGGCCATCTCAGTGACGTCCATTCCAGACAGCGTGGTGCGCCAAACTTTAGGCCATTGCGCTATCGGCTTCAATTCGCCGTTGGTCATCAGGATGTCGAGCACGTCCATCTCATCAATTTCGACGAGGCGACGCAAAACATAAGCTGCATCAATGCCGGTCTGTTCAATACGCTGAGCCTTAAGCTCTGCTACCAGTTCAAGGACGTGAGGTTTTGTGAGGTTCTCATAACCAGCCTCTTTGGCGGTCTTCTCGCTGTAACCCGCCCTGATAGCTGCCTGAGTGGCGTTTAGATCTTTCAGGTACTCACGGGCAAACAGCTCTTGTTTGTCGGTGAGCTTTGCCATTTTTATGCCTTAACGAATGTCACTTTGGTTTTTACTAGTCGACGAATAAGCCTTGCTGCTTCTCGCTCAATCTCGTTCATTACTTCAGGTGTTGCAGGCTTGAGCGCATACTTGCGTTCAATCTCTGCCAGTACCGCGTTTACGTCAGCGTTGGCTGGGTGGATGATCTCAACGTTAAGCTTTGCCATTTTCACTCCAATAAAAAACCGCCCGGAGGCGGCCTGCTTTGACGTTCAAATGTCGCTTGATAGCAACTGAAACCTTCCTAAGGCAAAGTTGGCCACGTGTCGCCATGGGGCATCACCCTTCCTGGTTGCGCTCATCAGTTTTCTTTCTACAACAAGTTTCTGCTCGCTCTTCTTGCTGTCTGGCATTGTCGAAAGCAGGCTCGCTACTGATTCAAAGATTCTTTCGGCTTCATTGCTGAGAGTGTGTAGATTCTCCCTCCCCTCACACCTAGCTTCTAATGCATAAAACTGATCAAGGTATGCTGAGACTTTTGCATCTAACGCAGACATATTGCATTCCTCTTGTTGGTTAACATAAATACGTTAGCCATCAAAATAAATCAATGCAATCAATATTTTATTGACGACGTCGTCAATACAGCTTCGCAACGCTTCACAGCGTGGCTACCCGTGACACAGGAGATGGTATGACAGCCATCATCAGGCGCACTCGCAAATGCGCCTTGTGATGAAAGCAAAAACCGTCCTCAGACGGCTCTCTTGAGCTCCGGTTCTTTAAGCTTTTCGCTGAGGACTTTAAGTCCTGATGCGGTGAATTGTTGCATTGTGACTAGTAGCGAACTGGCTGGTTTGTAAAAGCCCGCACCTGAGTACCAGAACCATACCAAAGGTTCTGCTACACCATCGCCTACCCAGTAGAAACCAGTTTCCATGATGAATGTCCGTTTGAGAGTGAATTCTCACCGTACGCCTGATTTGAGACGTTATCACGGTATTATTTGCAAAGTTGTATCAGTCCCGCTTCGGTACACATCATCGGGCGCACTACTTGAATGCGCCCTGTGATGATTACAGATACTTAACCGCCAGCGCCTTCAGCTCATCTTTCGCCGCTGAGCCCAACTGAGCCACGCCGCTTTCTACAAACGCCAGCGCCGCTTCGAAGTCCTGCACGCCTGCTTTCACTTCAGCTGCCGGAGTCGGTGCGACGGTTGAGGCTGTTGCTACAGGCTGTGCGGTTGCTGCATCATTCAGGGGTTCTGACATTTCGGTGCTCTCTTCTTTAGGATGGATGAACAGGCTTTTAAGCCATTCGAGGATTTTCATTTCTGCCGTTCCAGTTCGATTTTGCGGATTGCCGCCTTATCGCGGTTGCAGTTCGCCAGCGAGTTAAGAAGGCGCTCATTCAGCTCTACGCTGTCGCCCCATGTGAACGGGTCAGGGATAAGCGGCACTTCGCAGTCAGCCAGCAGGCTTACTGGTATCTGTACTGGCGGAACCTGAACGTACTTTGTCTCGGTGCGCGCGCAGCTGGTTAACAGCGGCAGCAGGAACAGACTGCACAGCGCAGCCGTCGCCCTTAAGCGCCTCCCGGATGACAACCACCCTTTGCTCGCTTTCTGCATTGCTGGCCTGATTATCATCGTGGGTTGCCTGGGCGATATCGTTGAAGAGTGCCGTAGCCCTCAGGACGTTAGTCGTGATCGCCTCGGCTGATGTCTTTTCCTGCTTCAGCTGCTCGTTCTGCTGAGTGAGCAGCGCTTTGGATGAGGACTGGAGCTTTACGGTGACGCAGAGTGCGATGACCAGCAGGAGCAGCACCGCAATGGCGACTGCATCCCACTTAATTCTGCTTAAGGTCATCGGCGTTCTCCGCCAGGCACATTGAGCGTTCCATGTCGCGGCGGTTCATCAGTCCACGCCACTTCTGCCCGCCTGCATAGACCCAGCGGCGCATTTCATCGCAGGCACCGTCCACATCACCGGCGTTAAGCTTCTTCAGAAGGGCAGATTTTGAGAACGCGCTCAGCCCTACGTTATAAGTGAAGCTGTAGAGAGCAGCCCGCTGATATTCCCCCAGGGGGATTTTTACCAGACTGTCTACGCCCGTTTTCACCGGCCTGAGGTCGCTCCAGAGGAAGTTATTGCACTCCCGATCGGAATACGTTTTGCCCTTGATGATTCCGCTGCCCGTATGCCCGTCGCAAACCGTCCAGACACCGGCGACGTCTTTGTAAGGCACGTACACGCGCCCTTCCACGCCATCCTTGCCACCGAGGAATACCGTAGCGATAAGCATGGCTCCGCCACCCGCGGCAGCAATCAGCTTGTTCCGCAGTGAGTTTGACATTGCCATGGATTATTCCTCGTGAAGGTCGGGCGCGGTCGGCCAGCGCTGCAGGGCTTTGATCTGCGCCAGCGTGGCTTTGCGTTTGTAATACCAGTTGATGCCGAGCGTTAGCAGGGCGACCACAATACCGGCCAGGACACCTACGGCGCTCCATTCATCGGGACTCAGCCGGGTCAGAAGACCGTTGGCAATTGTCCCGGCAGACGCGCCATACGCTGCGCCCGAAGCCAGTTTGCTCATATCGATACTCATGTGACCCCCTCGGTGAGGGAGCTGGCTCAATTAGGAATTGTCTACTTTCTGAACTGAGCAAGCCCGGTTAGCTTTAATCTTGTCGAGAGAAAAAGCCCCGCTTGCCGTTGCGTAGTCAACGTTGAAGAATCCGCCTGAGCGCGGATTTTTTTATGGATAAAAATCGCCCTCTGCCACAGGTCGCTAAACCGAAGTGTGCAGTGATTGGCAGGGGCGAAAACAGAAAAGGCACCGCCGAAGCAGTGCCTTAGAGATTGGTCAGCCTAATAATAACAGGGCTCTATTCATCTGTTATTTAGCTGATAACAACCACACCTTAAATACTCACAAAACATGCGTACTCAGAGGGTGTGGCTGGTTAAAGCCACGGCTCCGGGTGCCTCCCGGTAAGCCCTTGAATGGTCAAACCGGCTTGTGAAAGATTACACATAGAGTTAACTGATATAACCATTTGCACCCCACCGCTTAGGGGGATTAGCCGTAGCCAGGCAAACTTATCATTTAATCGAGATGGTTAAATCTGATAAATCAATATTTGCTGGCAACAAAAAAGCCCCACGGCATTAAACCGCAGGGCTTTTAGTGTCCGCTTAGAAGCGGCGGACTGTTTTGTTGCCGCTCAACAACAAGACGTAGCTTTCACTGTTAGGAAGCATATCCCCAGTTTCGGGAAAAGTAAATAGCCCACTAAAAAATAATGGGCTATTTCATGCTGTGCTACGCAGTGACCTTATTCAGGGCTGCGTTTGCCCAAGACTCTTCTATCTCCAACTTACCGATTAGCGTTTCATAGAACGCCTTCACGCTTTTCTTCCATGTGTCCAGGCTAATGGCATCAGTAATACTGCAAACCGCTCCGTGGGCCTCTGTTGATGGGATGCGCTCGTAACCTCGCCCGCAGCAGCGCTTACAGTCGCCCATCACCGGTACGCCCTGCAGCTCCGTTTCTTTGCGCATCACCGCGCGCCCTCGCCCATTGCAGTCCCTGCACGCCGACGAAACGACCCCCTTCCCCTTGCACTCAGGGCACAGAACGCGCTCAGTACCCCTTACCTGATAGGTGGTATTTTCAGGCAACGTTTTATCCAGACGCTTTATCTCCGTCACTGCCGCGGGGCGCTGGGTGCCAAATCGCGATTTCATCGTGAACACTTCCGCGTCGATAAAGCCAGTCGCGCTGCAGCATTTGCAGGGCTTCTTGCTAGAAGCGCTCTGGCAATAATCGAGGTAGGCGTAAGTTGCGAGCACTTGCATTACAGCTGGTTTAATATCTGTATCGAGCTTGCGAAGGGCGGCAACCCGGTCGCAGGTCTGCAGTGCAAAATCAGTTAACAGGGATACGGCGCGTGCGGCGTCGTTCTCGCTTACTCCTACCTTCCCCATGAAGGCTGCATAACCCAGCGGCGCGCGGCTTTGCGTCATGCCCATTGCGGCCACATAGTCAGTGCCAGTCATCGCGTCGGGCGATGTCTGAGGCGCTGTACCGCTGAAGTTCTGGCCCTTCGGGAAGTGGTACTTCACTGTTGCTTCAAGGCTCATGCTGCATCTCCAAAGTTAAAATCGAATCCCATTTGTCCGCTAAATGCCTCGCAGCTTTCAGAGCAGGATCCTGTGTCGTACTGCCGCATAGATGTCATCCTTGAGGCGAGCTCATCCCTGGCTGTATCGCCGAACATGGCAATAATTCCAGGTAAAAAGGTTTTGGATCGGTGCATTAGTGGTTTGCTGATTTTGAGGTTTGATCGGAGTCTCGATGGTCTTCCATAGGCTTTGTTTCTGGTGCCGCGATTCCTTTGAGTTTTTGCCCCTCTTTCAAAAAGAGATTCGTACACAACATCACTGAATTCCTCAGCCATTATGGGCTCGTCCTTAGTTGCCAAGGCTACTTTCTGAAGGCTCTTTTTGATGCAGAAAACGCAGTTACCGAGATGTTCCTGAATTTCCAGATCGAACGGCTGATCACGCCACCACTCAATTACGTCCAGCTTTTCGAAATCACTAATCTCCGCCAAATACCTAATTCCGGGTTTCGGTGAGATCCTCTTTGGCTCATCTATCCTCATGCCAAGCCAAGTCGTGTAATTCCCCTTTCCAAACTGTTCATCGCAATACTTAATGAAAGGCACCGTCTTCATTCTGTCCGTGCAGAACGCGCCGCCAACGTAAGGGTGACCATACTTACGGAGCATGCGCTTCCATGGTTCGAGGTCGGGCCCTATTTGGTCGATGCTGAGGATTTCGTAAGTGCTGGGTTTGTTCATTTCCGGGTTAGGGATAACGCGAAGGCAGGTAAGTTTTATTTTCCAGTGTTCGACTATGTTGCGTATGAATTCGTATGTCTTGGGATGTTCTGCGCCGGTGTCCATGAATATAAATTCTGTTTCCGGGTCTCGCTCTTTCATAAGGTGAGCCAGGTATGCAGACGTTCTCCCGCCAGACAAGCTGACGACATTTATCATGCTGCTTCGCTCCTCTGCTTAATCAGCTCTCTGGTTCTCTGCCGGTAATGCGCCGCCAGTTCCTGCAACTCTTCCCGCGTCCACTTCTTCAGCTCGTGTGGCCCCATCAGACGATCGAACGCAGCCTGGCCGATTTTGGCAATGAGCCGCGGCTTGTACTCGCCAATGTTCCCCGACAGGTACGAGTTGCAGTGCTCACACTGGAGGTGGCAGTTGGTTTCGTCGTAGCGGGTTTCTTTGCTGGCGCCCACGGTTCGGAAATGGCCGGCATTCATCTTCGCGCCGGTGTCGCGCCCACAGCTGATACATGGCTGTCCGGCGTCGCGGGTGCGGATGTATGCGTTGAAGGCTGTCTGGGCTTGCTTATGGAAGTAACTGAGGGGCTGTACTGCTAACTTGCGGATTTTGGTGTGGCGCTTTTCCTGCTGGGTCTCTTCTCTTCGTCGTCGTTCTGCTTCCTGTTTCGCTTTCTGCCGGTCTTTCTCCCGCTTAGCCATTGCGATTACGGTTCCGCAGTCTGCGCTGCACCACCAATGATTTTGAAAGGCAGGATTAAACCATTCGCGGCAGTCAGGGTTTTTACAGCGTCGTCTGATCTTCCTCATCGCTCTCTCCGTACATCCGAAAGTTTGCGTCTTGCATCCATCCAGCGCAGCAGCGGGCGCAGGCATATACCCATCCCGGCTGCAATGCTGAACCGCAGCCAGCGCAGCTGATAACGGACATATCGTCCGGTCGCGTGGAACGGCAAGTAGTCGAAGTGCTCGTAATACCAGGCGTCTTCTTCGCAGATTTCACAGTTAACCCCAAATCGGTATTTGTCCTCACTGGTCAGCACTGTGTTGCAGCTGCAGCAGCGCTTAATGCCAGCATTTGTGCTCATAGGTTGAGTCTCTCCGTGGTTCGCGGTTTCCTTCAGGCAGCAGCGCGCTGACCAGCCAGAGGCGAGGGTCGAGAGCGAGTGTCTTTTTGGTCTGGATGTTGCGGGCGGCGTAGCGGGAAAGGAGTTCTTTTGCAGTTTCGGTGTCTACTGGATCATGAGTGAACCAAGTTTGCCGCATGGCTGCCTCCGTTCTTTTTCAGATACTCAGGCCAGTGTTTTTCAAGTATGCGTTTCGGTACGCGTAACCCGAGCCCCATAACGTTGGCTTTGGTTCTCAGCGTGCTGAGCGGTTTGTTGATCGCACTGGCAATAACCTCCGGCGGAACCTTTCCGGCCACGCGCTCGACGTATTCAAGTTCCTGCTGTGTCCAGGTGCTTTTTCTACCCATTTTGTGTGTCCTTCAGTTTCATGTATTCGCTGTCGTCCGGCACCATCAGCTTGCAGCCGATGTTTAATGCCCAGCCCTCTACCTGCGTCAGGAAGAAATGCATCTCTCCCGTATCCAGATCTGAGGTATGGCGAAGCGAGTTGATTATGGTCTTCTCGCCAGTGACAACATCGACCATCTCTCGCTGCTCATAGCCGAGATAGGTGTGTTTCATGGCGTCTTTTACCCACTCTTTGGTAGCGATGGTTTTGCCGCGGCGAATGAGGTATTCGCTAAGCTGTTCGTACCAAACATGGGAAAGGGCATTTTGTGAAAGGCTTCTCTTGTCCCGCCAGGGCTTTAAGATGAGGCGGTAGCAGTCGCCGGATTCGAGCAGAGGTTGAAGCTGTTGCCCGATGGCGCTGAAGTTCGATTTATGAAGGCGAATGCCGTCCTTCGGTATCTCCATCAACAACCTCCTTCAGTTGCTGAATGATTAGCCGCATATCATCCTCAAGGCGACCGACAGCGCGGTCAGAAAGCGGGTTGTCACCGCGATGGACCATGAGGAGTTGCTGAGAGGCGTTTACGGCGTTGATGTAGGCATTGCAGATTTGGCGGAATTGACGTTTTGAGATGGTGACATGTCTGCTGCTCACTCAGCCTCCTGCTTGCTACGGGCCCGCCAGCCATGCCAGATATGCGTGTAATCCCGTTCTGTATAGCCATCATCGGTACGGCGTTTTTTCAAATATCCCCAGGGTAAGGCGCAAACCTCTTCGGCCCATCTTTCAAAACTCTGCCGTTCCAACTGCTCAGGCTTTGCCTCGCCCATCAGGTCGATAGCTTCCGTGGCCAGCGTGCGGATATGCGTCAGCGTTTCGTGTGACGGCGGTTGCTTACGGGCGACGTCGATGATTGCCAGCAGCAGGTTGCGCGTCTGGTCCTGCGAGGGTCGGATAATCAGCTGCGTAACCTGCGTCATGATCTCGCTCCTTCCCGTCCGGCCAGCCAGAAGAAGAACGCGCGATCGACAACCTCATCCTGATAGCCGAGGTGCGAACGGGTCATGCTGTGTTTGTCGCCGTGAACGCTTTGATAAAAACGTTCGAAGCTGCTGCGGATGCTGTCGCTCATGATGGTCTCCCTTGCCTGACGAGTGCTTTCAGCCGGGCAATGTTGTCCAGGGCCTTTTCGCTGGCTGTTGGCATGTAGAGTTTTTCCAGCTGCGCTCGCGGTGGCGGAATTTCTTCGCCCGACTCGATACGCGATGCCATTTTTCGAAGCTCGGCGCGGCATTTGGCGCGCAGCTCAGACTCAGAGAGGTTGTTGGCGCGCATGGTGCTGTACAGGCCGGTGACCATCCAGTATGCGGCGTTGCTTTCCCACGGGTAAGCTTCGGGGCTGTCGATCAGACCGCGGCGGGCGGAATATTTCATCACCATGTCATACAGGCCGTCTTCGTCCGGCAGACCAGCGGAGCGGAGTTCGCCCTGCTTGCACCACTCGAT